GCTACGCACATCCGCATCGTCCCAACTGCCGATAGCGCCATATAGAAGAATACAGGCTGTGCCGTCTTTCGATGCGATCATATTGAAAAACTGTTTTGTCATTTCGCACTTGTTTTGACACAAAATTGAAAGATAAAACAAAGCCTTGCAAATCGTATTTTTATGATAAAACTTTATAAATCAACTATATTAAAATAAAACATCAGCATAAAAAAAGGATTTGCGAACAAGCTGTTTTAGGGGCAATTTTGCTTAAAAAAGAATGTTATGGCAGAACTAACCAATTCACAAAAGAAAGAATATGCCGGGGTGCTCTACCTGCGCGAGAACTTGACGCAACAGGAAATTGCGGAAAAGGTGGGCGTGAGCCGGCGGACTGTGGGCAAATGGATCGCCGACGGTAAATGGGAGGAACTGAAAGCCGGTATAACCATGACGCGCGAACAGCAGATCATGAACCTGCAACGACAGATTGCCGAGGTGAACCGGGTGATCGGTGAACGCCCCGTGGGTGAACGCTATGCAACAACAACCGAGGCGGCCACCATCGCGAAACTGTCAGCTGCGATTGACAAATTGGAGAAAGATGCCGGACTGAAAGACCTCGTGAGCGCCGGAACCCGCTTTTTGGTATGGCTGCGGGCTGTCGATATCAACAAGGCAAAGGAGTTCGGTGAGTTGTGGGACCGTTTTATCCGTAGTACGATATGATTGCCGAGGAAAGGGAAGCCCTGCGCAGGTGGGAGTCGTTCTATCAGGACCTCATGGCCGACCTGCCTATGGAGCACAAGAACAGGACCGAACTGGAGAAGCATAAGGCTTATCTGGAGGCTCATCCGATCGAGTGGATACAATATTTCTTCCCTGAATACGCACAGAGCCAATTCGCCCCTTTCCATATCCGTGCCATAAATCGGTGCTTGAAACATGACGAATGGTATGAAGTTCTGAGCTGGGCGCGAAGCCTTGCCAAGAGCACGATTGTCATGTTCATTGTATTATTCTTGGTGCTGACCCTGCGCAAACACAATGTAATGATGACCTCTGCCACGCAGGATGCTGCAAAACGGCTGTTGGATCCTTACAAAAAGGAACTGGAAAACAATCCGCGTATCCGTGCCTACTATGGCGAACAGGTGGGTATAAACAAATGGACGGAAGAGGAGTTTGTCACCAAGAATGACGCAGCGTTCCGTGCCATCGGCTATGGCAATGCACCCCGTGGTTCGCGCAACAAGCAGTACCGGCCGGATGTGCTGCTGGTCGACGACTTCGACACTGATGAAGCCTGCCGCAATCCTGACCGTGTGAACGATATGTGGAAGTTCTGGGAAAAAGCGGTCTACGGGACTCGCGACCCGGCTGTACCCGTACTGGTGATTTTCTGTGGGAATATCATCGCCAAGGATTGCTGCGTGACCCGTGCCGGAGCGATCGCCGACCATTGGGATATCGTCAATATCCGTGACAAGGAGGGGCGTAGCACCTGGCCGGAGAAAAACAGTGAAGAGGCTATCGATGAAACATTGTCCAAGATCAGTGCATCCGCCCAGCAGACCGAATACTTCAACAACCCGGTAAGTGAGGGGGAAGTCTTTAAGGAACTGACATGGGGTAAAATCCCTCCGCTCAGTAAATTCAAATTTTTAGTGGCTTACGGTGACCCGGCCCCGGGAGAAAACAGATCAAAGAAAAGTTCCACTAAGGCGTTATGGCTCATTGGCGAGCTGGACGGGGTCTATTACGTGATCAAAGGTTTTTTGGATCGTGGACTTAATTCGGATTTCATCGATTGGTATTTCCTGCTTGATGATTATGTGGGAGGGAAAGTTCCGCTCTACTGCTATATAGAAAACAACTCTTTACAAGATCCTTTTTTTAAGCAGGTCTTTATTCCGTTGCTTTCAGATAAGCGCAAGGAGCATGGTAAAAATATATCTATTCTTCCGGATGAAGAGAAGAAGACAGACAAGGCAACCCGTATCGAGGCCAATCTGGAACCGGCCAACCGTGAAGGACGCCTGGTGCTCAATGTGGCGGAAAAGGAAAACCCTCATATGCAGCGGCTCGCCGACCAGTTCCTGTTGTTTACCCTGCAACTGAAGTTTCCCGCCGACGGTCCGGACTGTGTGGAGGGTGGAAAACGAATTATAGATCATAAAATACAGCGTATGGCTCCACCGCTGACGATTCCGGCAAGGGCTTTCCGCGCTAAAAACAAATATAGACTATGACGCATTTTATTGACCCTGAAGACTATGATGCTACCGTACATCGCGACATTATAGACTCATTGACCCGTGGCGACAATTCGATCCTGGATATTTGCGAAGACCGGGCCATCGCAGAGATGAAATCATACCTGTCCGCCCGCTATGACGTGGAAAATATTTTCTCCGCCCGTGGAACTGAACGACATCCGTTAGTGCTGATGATGTGCCTTGACATTGCGACCTATCATATTTACTCGGTCGGCAATCCGCAAAAATTAACGAACGGTATCAGACAGAACCGCTACGAGCGTGCCGTCGAATGGATGAAAGGAGTTCAAAAGGGATCAGTCAGTATTAACGGGGCGCCTCTTTTAGAAGATGATCTGCAGCAGTCCCCCTTCTTTTTGAAAAGCAACCCGAAACGATCGACCCGTTTCTGATCTGATTTAAACATGGTGTAAATCGAATTTAAAAGCAATAAAACATGAGCCGAAAAAAGAAGAACAGGCAAATCACCTCAGGAGGCTTTTTCAACCAGCCTGCCGGAGGCAACACTATATTGATAACCCAGGCTGTCAGATGGAATCGCGAGATCGAGCATTTCCAAAAGGCAGTCAACGAAGCCGACCGGATAGATTTCCCTAACCGGGTAAAATTGTACGACCTCTACGAATCCATCCTGATGGATACGCACCTCACCAGCGTGATCGGCAAACGCAAATCGGCCGTACTGTCGGCAAAGATCGAATTCAGCCGTAACGGTTCGCCCGATCAGACGATTAATGACCTGCTCGAATCACCCTGGTTTTACGAGTTTCTGAATGACCTGCTTGATACTGGTCATTGGGGGTTTTCGCTCTTCCAGTTCCGCAAAGAGAGTGACGGATGGCTCGGATATGATCTGATCCCCCGCAAACACGTGGAGCCGGTCCGACAACTGATCCTCCGGATGCAGACTGATATTCACGGTACCCGATGGGACGATTATGACGATCTGCTGTTCGTGGGTAAACCGCGAGCTTTAGGCGATCTGGTGAAAGATATTCCCTGGGTGCTTTATAAACGGGGGGATGTAGCCGACTGGTCGCAGTTTGCCGAACTGTTCGGTCAACCCATCCGCGAATACACCTACAATGCCGGTGACGACTCACAACGATACAACCTTATCAATGATATTTTTGATAGCGGGGGGGCTTCTGTTTTTCTGCATCCGGAGGGAAGCAACCTCACACTGCATGATATCGGCAGCAAGAGCGGGACATCTGATCTTTATAAGGGACTGGCACAGTTTTGCAATCAGGAGATCTCAAAACACATCTTAGGCAATACGCTGACCACTGAAGCGGGAGAAAAGGGAACCCAGGCTCTCGGTTCGGTACAAAAGAAAGCGGAAGACCTGCTGCTGGAGCAGGACAAGCGGTTCGTGATGAATGTGCTCAACTATCAGATGACCGACCTGCTGGAGTCGTTCGGCTATCACGTGCGTGGAGGGAAATTCTCGTTTGTCTCACCCAAAAACACCGATCCAAAAAGTCGTGTCGAGATTATCTCGAAGCTCAGCGCTTTGGGTTTGCCTCTCGATCATGGCCAGTTATATGAAGAGTTTGGACTGAACATGCCGAAGGACTACGACCGGCAGATGGCCGAAAAAAGGGAACAGAAAGCAATACCGACAGCAGATCCTCTGCTCCCCGACAATAAATCAAAAAGAACAAAAACAAACGGGGGTAACAAGAAACATACCTTTGCCAACCTGCTGAGCCGTTTTTTCGGAGAGGCCCCCGAAGCGACCGGCAAGGGGGCTTTAGACTGGTGATGAACCAGCTCTACTATGAGTGTGACGAACCGATCATTGATAGCGGTGATGAAGAGGCTTTTGTCTTCAACAACAAAGTGTTGGAGGAGTTGATACGCAATATCTATCTGAAGGAGGTCGATGTGGTGAACGACATTGCCCTTGCCCCCTGGCATGAGTTCTGGCGCAGCTTCAACGAGGCTACCGACAAAGGAATCCGGTTGGCGGGATTCAATGAGGATGACCGTGGATTTTACCGGGAGCTTCGCTACAACAACGGTGTCTTTGCCGCCTTTCGCACCCACCGTCTGCAGAACGACATTGCCCGTCAGCTCTTGGATGAAAAGGGAGAGCTGAAGCCGTTCGAACGGTTCGCCTACGATGTGCGGACGCTGATCGCTCCGACACACCTCAAGGCATGGCTGCAGACGGAATATGCCACGGCGGTCAATCGGGCACGCCAGGCGGTGCAGTGGCGGCGTTTCGAGGCGAACCGGGAGGATCTGCCTTGCCTCAAATGGATCGAAAGTACAAGCATTCATCCGGGCGAGGACCACCGTGTGTTCTGGAACACCGTCCGGCTCATCGACGATCCGTTCTGGTCGAAGCACCGTCCGGGTGACCGATGGAACTGCAAGTGCGACCTGGAGGCTACAGACGAAGAGCCGACCGCGAACCCGCCCGAAGGTGGCGAAGCCGACCGTCCCAGCCCCGGACTCGACAATAACCCCGCCAAAGATGCCAGGCTCTTCAGCGATTCGCACCCCTATATCAAAAATGGATACGAGGGAGCAAGAGAGGCGGTGGAGAGGCTCATAACCGAACAGACGATTTTCGGAAACGGCTACGTATTCAAAGAGGATATCAAACGCCAACGAGCGGAAATACGCGAGTGGGCCAAGGAAAACCTGATCGGGAAACAGATGTCCGTTCCGGGCTTGGATATGCCCATCTCGTTCACCTCGACCGGGATCAAGGAGGCATTGAACCAGCCTCATAAGTATTTACTGGAAAAGAATGAGGCAGTAAGGTATATCAAATCGTTACTGGAAAAGGGGAACTATGTCCGTTTTGATCCGGATGTCAAGGATAACCAAATGGTAAAAGGATATCATTATTATAAGATAGAGATCAACAATGAACCTTCTTATGTAGTAATACGGGAATTAAAAACTGGAGAATTAATGTTTTATTCCATTGTCGAAAAGATAAAAAAGAAAGAGTGACCGAAAGCCTTTAGCGAAGGATATGCAATCCAACCCAGTACAATCGATCACTCTTCTTTTTGCAAAGGTAACAATATAATTTACAAGTCATCATTCATCAATCAAAATTCTCATGGATTTAAACCAACTAGTTCGCAAACTGGAACAAAAGAAGTCCGCCCTTGTTGCTTTCCGCGACAGCCGATGGCCGAAGCGGGTGGGCGAAATGGCGATCAGTCATTTCAAGCGCAACTTCCGTGAGGGAGGCTGGTGCGATAACGGTTCGGTCCAGAAATGGAAACAGACACGCCGGCAGGAACAGGGTGGCAAGGCTGCCTACTACAACCGTACCCCCTTGCTGAGCGGCAGCAACAACCTCTATGGCGGATTCACCTACAAGGCCGGTGCCGGTAAGGTCATCGTCTCGAACGAGGTGAAATACGCCCCCATCCACAACAACGGAGGAGTGGTCACCCACCGGATCACCCCACGCATGAGACGCTATGCCTGGCACCGTTTCTTCGAAGCCGCCGGAATCAAAAAAGGCGATTCGCCCAAAGTGCGCAAACGCAAAGAGTCTGCCATGAACCCGGCAGATTGGATGTGGAAAAGGCTCGCCCTGACCCCCAAACAGACTTCACGGGTACATATCCCGCAACGCAAGTTCATGGGGCACAGCAAAGAGTTGCAACAAAAGATAAACGAATACACTGAAAAGGAACTTAAAAAATTGATAGGAGACTTTTAGAATGGAAGAATTATTCAATTTGATACAAACTGCCGTAGCTGACGGCATGCTTGAACTGACTTTAGTGGATGAAGATTACGGGCAACTGCAGACCGACGAAGATACCTACCCGGTCACGTTCCCCTGTGTGCTGATCAGCGTGGACAAGGTGGATTGGGAGACAGTCACCGACGATTACCAGCGTGGAACGGCCCAGATCATCGTGAAGCTCTGCATCGACTGCTTTGATGACACCCATTACACGAGTGGAACGGCCGGTAAGGTGGCGGAACGTATCGCAATGTTCAAGCGGTTGCATGAGATTGTACGGCATGTGGAATCGAAAAAGGCGACGGAATTGGAACGCACCGGGTCGCGCTGGTATTCATTGCCGGGAGCCATCAAAGTGTATGAGAGTACCTACGAATGTATCATGGATGAAGAACCGGCCTGATACTGGCTATCCACCGGGGAAGAGCGTGAGTTGACGGGCGTTGATCCGCGGCTTGCGAACTTTCGGAACCGGTTTCACTTCGATATCGGTCAGTTTGTCGCAGTTTTGACGGATGATGGCCATGATGCGGGCTTCCGAGATGAAGAACTCCTGTTCGGAGAGGATCTTCAGGGCATCGTCAAACCGCCGGCGCTCGATCTCCGTCCAGTAGTAATATCGGCGTATCAGCGTTTCATCGCGCAGCGATATCAATCTTTTGTTTCTTCCCTTAGACATGATGGCACAAACTCTTTATCGCAAAATTACATATTTCCAATTGAATAACCTTCTTTCCCAGTCAAAAACATATCCGCCCCCCTGTTCCCCTCGCCCTTTCTATATTTACTCCCAAAATGATTATTTTTGATTTTTCCTGTTCTTCCTTCTGTGTCTTTGATACATTGAAGAACATTGGGGATTTGTCCTATAATCTTTCATACTCATGAGCTATATTCAATTTTTTCGTGATATGAGCCTAATCGGATTCCACTTCGTGCCAGTCCCGAACTGCTTCGGACGGAAACCGTTTATCCGGAGCCAGTATTTGAATTGTTGTTTGTCCATATAATTTCCTATATTTGCCATTATCATTTTTAAATTTACAGTTATGGTTATTGCGTCTTTATTACTCTCTATCATTGCAGTATCAGTTACTGTATTTAATTGCTACATGCAGTATTTTTACAAAAAGGAAGAGATTTTGTTAACTATTTCAGATGCAAAGATTGAGAATAATCAACTTGAAGTTCTTCTACTGTATACTAATACTGGAAATCAAGCAAATACAATTACAAATACTTCTATCCAATTAGATACCGATGAAAAGATTCATCTTGAACATCCCAACCATACAGTAAGACTTCATTGGATACAATCCTTCACCCTTACAGAAAAAGAACAAAAGTGTTTAACCATTTATTATCCCTTACCTGATTTTGATAATATAAATATTTGTAACATCTCTATAAGAATACTTACAAATTACACCAGTCGCAAAGGGGAGTTGTACACAGATCATTTTACGATTGGACAATTATACCATAATAATGTTGTTAAACTTGCCGTTGCAATTAAGCATGAAACTCATATACTTTTAGGTTGCAAAAATCATGAAACATTACAATAACTCTTCTTTAGTTGTTAATCATTAATGGCATCATACAATTCTTGTATCACATAAAAATCAGAAAGTTCGTCGTCGCATATTTCCAATGCCGTGCTGGCGTCGTAACTCAAGCTGCCGAGTAGAGTTTCTCCGGTTAAATCGCTTTCACCTAATATGAAGCTATTTAACTCTTCTATGAAATGTTCAATCATATCAATTGTGAACTGCTTGATAGTTCCTGATTGACTGTACTTTTCATCTATTTTATTTACACATTCCAGTGCTTCGTTTATATTTTTCATACTTCACTTATTTTTAGTTTTAGTTGTGTATTTATTTATGGTAGTCCTTTTATTGAATAAAGACATCACAATCAATGCTAAAGCAATTTTGAGTAACTGCTTTTTGCCAACAATTATGATGTTGTTACGATTAAGACCATTATCAGTCATAATACTATACCAATTCTTATAAGGCGGTAATACCTTGTAGATATACGTTTTGCCTATCAACTTTTTCATCTTCACTTCTTTTTAAAATTGAATTTTCTGTTGTAGAACTTCGTCTGCATAAAACTGATCGAAACTCTTGTCGCTTATCCACCAATTGAAGCCAAGTTCCGCATCGGTAAAATTGTGATTGATATATCCGGCATCAATGAGTTTTTGAATTGTTTGTACCCATTTCCTACG